TCCACCTACACCCCCACCAACATATTCATCCTCGTATACGCCACCACCACCACCACCACCGCCACCGCCACCACCAGGATTCATTACAAAAGGAGGAGAACTTGTAGCTGTTCTGTAATTTGGTCTAGCCATTGATTTAGAGCTTGAACTAGTACTAGAGCTAGAGCTGGCGCTAGGAATAAAGAGCATTAATACTGATTGAATAAACCCAAATCCATAGACTATAGACTGACCTATTATTTTCAACAATTTTCCTAAATTACCTGTTTTTATCAAAAAACCTACAGATACTATCATTAATATACTTAATATATTTTCTGAAATTAAATTCCAAATTTCTAATCCAATTTTTCCTCCGTAATACGTAACAAAAATTACTAGCACTGCTTGGGCAACAATAATTCCCAATTCAAGTGCACGCCTTAAAACACTGGGTCCATTTTTTTCAAGATTTCTTAAAAAATTTTTTGTCATCGATTCTAGTTCTTGTAAACCTATTGAACCATTTCTTACAATAGCTTCCGTAACAGATTCGAACATTTCTTGTATTCCTTGTCGATAAGATTCTTGTTCTTCATCGGTAACTTGAGCTTGAGTTTGAGTTTGCGCTAGTTGAATTGCTTGGTCTATTATTTTGTCTCTTGCATCTAAAAACTTTGCATCATCTTGTTGTTGTTGCTTTAGCATTTGCAAATTTGCTTGTTGTAATAATTTTTTGCGTTGTTGTTGAGATAATTGTTTTTGTTGTTGAGGTAATGCTTGATAGTCTTGTAATACGAGAGCATATAACAAGTCTGCATATTCTTGTTGAGAGATTTGCTGAGCATCAAAAAATTCTTGTTGTTGAGCAGGAACTGCTATTTGAGCATTTATTGCTCGTCTTTGAGCTGCTTGTGCTACTTTTTGTCTTCTTTTTTTCCTTTGTTGGTCGCTTAATGAATTTGATACTGGTCTTAAAGGAGCATTAATAGGATCTAGAAAAGATGGTCTTTGTTGTTGAGTTTTTGTAGACATTTTTTTATTTAAATAAATAAAAAAAATGACTAGTCGTATTCAAATGTTACAAAAACATTATAAGCCCGAGCATCAACAAAGCCAGCAACAAAACTTGGCTCCCTTTTGTCTAGGTTCTACTTTTATAAATCAACAAGGTAAAGAAATCCAGGAATATCAACCTAATTCTAGACCCATTTGTTCTATATCATTAGAGGCGATTCCAGAGAATAAACTATATATAGCGGATTGTATGCATTGTTTTGATATTAAAGAAATTAAAGATTGGGTAGAAAAGAAACATAAATTGGAATGTCCTCTATGTAACAGAAAAACAATTGGGTTTTCTGTAGAAAGTAATGGAGAACTAAAATATTATGTAGGAAATAGACATTGGAATCGTATGAAAACTGGAGAGGAAAAATTTGGAGGCTGGGTAGATTTATCCTCAAAAGTTGGAGATGATGTTTATTTAGGAAAAAATGCACTTGTTTTTGACAAAGCTAGAGTATTTGATCAAACAAAAATTTTTGGATCTTGTTTAATTCATGGTAAAAAAACTTTGATTTTTGGAAATACTCAAATACATGGAAAAGTAAATATATTCGATTCCCAGATATACGAAAACGCTATTATTAAAGCGACAGAGGAAAAGCCAATAAATATTATAAAATCCAAAATTCATGGAAATATAGAAATAAAAGGTCCACAAACAATAGTAAGCGCAAAATTACCATCTACTCGACGTTTATTTTCTTTATTACGCTTACCATTTCGTTAGTTGTCCAAGAACGAGGAGTCATTTTCACGTTTCTAGGTTCATGTTGCCACCTCAACGATGACCATTTATTATAACTTGAAAATATGGAGGAGGTATCTGAAGTGTCTGTTTGCTCTAAAGAATCCACGTATCCATAGATGGGTTTTATATCCATTATAGTTGGTTGATCTGCCAATTGCATAGAATGAGCATGGATTTTAATTGTCGATGACTGTTCAATTTCAAGAGTGTCATCCTTAATTGGCACTGTTTCAGGAATTATTTCATTCTCAGTAATTGGTTCTAAAGGTTGTTGAACTGTTTCAGGAATTATTTCTTTAGCTTGAGAAACCTCAGGAATGTGTTCTAAAGGTTCTGGAACACTTTCAGGAATCGGTTGTAAAGGTTCTGGAACACTTTCAGGAATCGGTTGTAAAGGTTCTTGAACTGTTTCAGGAATTATTTCTAAAGTTTCTTGAGAAACTTTTTTTTTTTTATTTGATTTTTTAATCGTAAATGAAGAAAAATCATAATCAATGGTTTGATTTTTTAGCTTGCTTAATAAAAGTTTCCTTTTTAAAGAAATTAAATTTCTTTTTTTTAAACTCTTATTTGACGAGTGTATAGAGGTATATGTTAAGTCTTGGGAAATACGCATGATTCTATAAAAAGAATTTTTTTTTATTTTTGTCAAAAACTAAAAAATAAAAAAATCCTCGAGCAAAATAAATGAAACCTATAAAGATACTATATTGGACGCAATTAACATTTGATAATGTTTCTTTTACACCAGTTTTTTTCTTTAAACCCAACTTGGAATTACTAACTTACATCAATCAAAATGGGTATTTCAACATTCCTATTTTTATTTCAGGGACCAATGATCTCTACGATGGTTTTGGATATGTCACTATGGATATTGCAACAATGCCTGGAGGATGTCCAAATGACTTTGAAAAAAGTTCTGTGATTTATTCTTGCACAATGACCAACACCATTTTTACAACTTATCCCTATGAACCATTTATTGGAGAATTTAAATTATTTGATCCTACAACGGATATAGGATCTAGTGAACCTAAAAAAGAAGAAAAAAAGGAACAAGAAAAAGAAATAAAGGAAGAATATTGTGGATGCTTTGCCAAAGATAAAATTGAAGAATTTGCTCCTCCAAAAAATAAAGAAAAAACTCCAATTAAAATTGAACCCGAAAAAAAAGAAATTGAAATAGAAATGGAAAGTGAACCGGTATCGAACATACAAAATAAACCTAAGCAAAACTACAATATTACAATCTTGTGTGTATTTTTATTAATCATTGTGGTATTAATATTATGTTTTTATGGAGATCTTAAAAATTAAATTACTTTTTGGCACGGGGCTTTGCAGGAGCACGCTTTTTCTTTTCCTCTACAGGCTCAGGAGCAGTTTCTACTGACTTGGGGGCTGATTCTACAACAATTGAACCATCGTCACTGTCATCACCTTCCTCGTCTTCCTCAGCATTTTCGTTTTGAGTATCTTCTTCCTCTTCGTCATCCTCGTCGTCATCATCCTGACCAAGAGAGTTGTAAATATTGACTTCTACAGGCTTTCCAACCGAAGCAAGTGCCGTCTCATCCGTAATCTTAAAGGCATTGGGGCGAAGAAGCCCACGGATACTATTATCAATCTTACGAACAACAACCTCGTAAAGCTTGACCTGAAGAGAAATCTTGTTTCCAATAAAAATACTCTCAAACTTGATGGCAGCAGTTACATTACAAGGCTTGTTGAGAATTGAAAAAGGATCAATCTCCTTGTTTGTCTCCTCATCAACAAAGATGGTGTTGATCTTGTTGGATTTCTTGTTGAGAAGAACCTTGGTGTAAAGCATAGGACCCTTACCCTCTACAGGCTTACCCTTGTCCATTTTCCAAAAAAGAGGATTGAATTTCTTTAGATCCGAGGCATCTAAATCGTATTTCTCAATCTCCTCCTTATTGGCAAGGAGATACTCCTTACAGTGCTCCGTCACTTGAGTAAAAATATCCGTAAATTTCTTTTCATTCTCGGTAGGACCATTTCTTCCCCAAAGGCAAAGAGGAAGCACATAACCATTAAGTTTGTTTGTAGCTAGATCTCTAGACTCCTGAAGTCCAAAGGTGTGAATTTTTTCAGGTGTAGAGAAAATAAGATCTCCAATACTATTGTCAGCGTTCTTACAAGCAATGCGAAGTCTTTTGAAATTAATCTTTTGTCCAGGGATATTTCCAATTTCAGGCTTGGAAAATACCATGTTTTGAGTGTTAAAGTTATAGTCAGAAAGTTGGTTTTGGCTCATTTCTATCTTTGATAGTTGTTTTTTTGAAAAGATGTTAAATATTTAAATATTGATCAATTTTTATTTTTACTTTTTTAAAATTTCAAATTATAAAAGGCAATTAAATGAGATTATTGGGACTGACCTTTTTATTTTTTATATTTCCTAAAAAAAGAAATGAATATAGTGCTTGTCAAAGTCAATTAGATTGTCCTCGTCACATGTTTTGTCAAAAAGTATTGGGCAACTTTGGATATTGTAAAAATTTTCCACTAATTCCTTTACCCATTCCTATAGCACCTGATTCTCAACAACATATACTAGGAACTATTTGATATATACCATTAAAGATGTAAAGACCACAAACTCTTATGTAACCAATTCTTTCAATATTATAATTTTCAAATACAATATTGGCATTACAACCATTAGGAAAAGTAAGTTCTAAAATATTTCCAATTAAAACCGCCGTGCCTTGTGTTATTTGAGAATCGGCTTGATCGATGATGGTAAAAGTGTATGTATTTAATCCAGTAATTGTCAAGGAAATCTTGAAACAGTTTTGAGAATAGCAATTGCAATTTACTAAATTGCAATTCAATGGTTTCATTATAAAATTAAGAGGAATACCATAACAAGTATTATTATAAAGTATCATTATTCTATTGAAAGAAAATATAAAATTTTTTCAACATATTTTTTTATAAATTTTAATCAAATATTTTTCAATTCTTTCTAAGCGTTCTTCCAGCTTTTGTATACGATCTTCTTGCTCTACAGGTTTTTTAAATTCTTTTTTTTGGGGTGTTTCTTGAATGATTTTTTTTATTTCTTGTTCACTCTTATTATATAAAGTCATTAACGCATTTATTGTATACTTGTTTTGATATTGTTTTCGTATTAATGATTCTATTCTCATTTCTATTGCTTTAGACGTCCTTCCATGAGATTTGGCTATTTCTTCTAGACTTTTTTTATCTGAAATTTCATCCATTAATTGTAATTCCTCATGCTTATTCCATAAATTTCCGGTATTCATTTTACAAACTCCCAAATCTTTTTAAATTGAATAATCTAAAATATCAGTATTGAAAATTGTTGACAAATCATCTCCAATCGCCAATTTGTTCAAGATGATATCCAAAAATTCTGGTAAAATATTTTCTTTTTCATTCAAAAAACTCAATTTACTAATAGGATTTATAACATTAGGATGATTGTAAAATAAAGAAAATTCACATTTTTCTTTTTCCAAAATATTTTTTGATGCAATTTGCCATAAATAATAAATATAATTTTTTTCAATATCAGTTTCTATGTAAATTGAACTCAAGGAATTAATTTGATTTTGGATAAATTTCTTATAATCATCAAAACTAGTCCAAACAAAATAAAAATTCTTTTCATAGTAGCCGAAATTAGAATATTCTGGGTCATGAATTATAAAATTATAACCATTTTCAATACAATAATCAAATAAAAGATTACCAATATTATTTATGGAAATATCAATTTCTTTGAAAGAGTTGATATAAATTGTATCAATATTTGTATAATACAAGAATCCAATATTATTTAAATATTGAATATGTGTAAATTTTTCCAAGTATTGTGAATTATTAATTTCATAATAAAGATAATCTTTAATTTTAACAAGAGATTCCTTATAATTAGAAAATAATAAATTTTTATCCAAGGCTCCAATCGTTATTATACATTTTTTTGTTTTTTTATCCATGGTATCCAACTTTTTTTTTTCAGTTTCCAAAATTTGTTTTCTTTCCTCTGTTGTGTATTTTACAGAATGGTGATTAAATTTGTCATTTGTAAAAATGTAATTCATTTTAGAAAACATACTAGGTTGTAATGTAAATAAATGTTTTAAAGCTAAATTACTCCATATAATTCTAAAATTGTCAAGTTCTACAGGTAAAAATTTAAATGATAATGTTATTGAATTATTGAAAAAAGTGGTATCATCCAAAATTTTTCTGGATTTATCTGGTAAATCACATAAAAGATTTCCGGTATATGGATTTACAAAAATAAAAGAATTATCTGTAAATTTATATTGAACAACAAATTGATATTGATCTAACATAGGTTTCTTTTCCACAAGATTTAGAGTATCCGTAAAATATAATGGTTTCATAAATTTATTACCAAGTATATAAAGTTGAAATGGCATTTTATTGATTAAAATGTAATTTTTTTCTGGATTTATAATTATTGATCCAATTATTTTTTATTTCCAAAAAACTAAATGATTCGAGTTTTTATTTCAATCTTTACACTATTGCTATTACTGAATAGGTCTCAACAATTAAATATCTCTGTACCTTTACCTCCAGAAAAACATGATTCTGCACGTCAACAACGTCAACTTTGTTATGTATCTTGGAATGAAACATTTTCACGTTGTTCCAACTGGGCGGGAACAAGAACTTGGGAACCTTTAGGACTTTTTGCACCCAATAATGAGGACGAGTTGTCAAAATTTTTAAAATACTCCAATAAAACTCATTTCAAAATTATTGGTTTTGGTCATAGTTGGGCTGGACTTTATATTCCTCCAAAAAATACTTTAGGGAATTTAGGAATAACAGTTGCCTTACACAAGTTATCAGGTATAACTCAATTTTTAAATAAAAATTACTGTCTTGTTTCTAATACTTTTAATCCCTATCAAGTGACAGACATAGAAGTTATGACGGGAACTAGCTTTGTAGAGCTTCATCAAAAATTAGATGAAATAGGTCTAAGTTTATCATGGCAGTCGGGAGGTATCCAAGGATTAACGGTAGGAGGAGCAATAAGTGTAGGATTTCATGGCTCTCAAATGTCAAGTAGTTCTATATCTTCAGTGGTGGATAGCCTAACGATATATGATACTTATGGTCGTCAACACGTTTTAAAAAATAATAAACAAAATAAGAAAATAATGTCTGCCACGCGCCTTGGATTAGGTGTTTGTGGGGTAATCACGCGTGCCATACTTCCAGTAGAGCCTCAATTTTTCCTTCGTCGCCGACGATGGATTGAACCTAACATTGCTCTTTTTTTGTCAAGAGACCTGACAAGGCTAAAGTCAACGTATGACCGTTTTCATTATTACATTCATCCGCATAGTAGTTCAGCGTGGCCAATGTATTGGGAAAACGCTACACACCAAGAATTTATTGACGAGGCAAGACCTTGTCGAACAGCACAAGACCAATGGGAAGATGAACTGGAGAAAAATTATGGTAAAGACGGTTTGCCTTTAATAATGAGATGGGATAATTGTACGGATAAAAGTTATAAAGCGTATACTCATGCAATTGATATGGAAGCTCAACCTTTATGGAATGGCGAATGGTTTGTAAATATGTCGGACAAAGAGGAATCAGAAACTATTTTGACCATTTTGGATATTTTTCAAAAAATTGCACAAGAAAATGAATTGAATAATAAAAAACCTGATTTAGATTTATGGTTGCATGTAAGATACATGCGAGGTGATGACATTTACTTACATCCTTGTTATGGATGGGAGTTATGTGCAGGATTTGAACTTGCTTTAGTAGCCAAGGGAATGAAAGATCCTCTCCCTCATGAAAACAATTGGTATCGATATTATACACCTTTTGAGAATTATTTAAAATCCAAAGCAGGGCGTCCTCATTGGGCAAAAGATCATTCTATCGATCCTGAATACATTTCAAAATCAGGATTGGCAATTTCAAGTTTTTTGGAACAATGTAAAGTTTTGAATCCACAAAATATTCAAGGTGTTCATCCAGAACTGATATATAAAAATTGATAAAGTTTATGAAAAAATCTAAAAATGAAAAAATGCCAACTGCTCTTGTTACTGGATCTAGTCGAGGTATTGGACTAGCTATTGCTCAAATGTTTTCAAGAAATTCTTTTAATGTTATCATCACTGGGACAAAATTACAAAATGTAATCGATGCCAAAAGTAAAGTAGGGCTTAATAACGTTTCTGCTTTAGAATTAGATTTGTGTAATCCTCAAAGCATAGAAAATTTTAGAAATAGAATAAATAAACAAACTATAGACGTTGTAGTCCATAACGCAGGAATGTTGAGTCTACAAAATTGGCAAAATATTTCTTCAAAACGATGGGAACAAATGTTTAGAGTCAATACATTAGGACCCATGTTAATTTCAAAAGACATTATAACTTCCATGAGACTAAGAAATAAAGGTCAAATTTTATTTTTTAGTCCTCCTTTTAAAATTGATGATAAAGTAAAATTAATCGGTCCATATATGCAAACCAAATTGGCTCAAACAACTTTTATGCATTCTTTAGCTTACAGTTTAAAAGACACAGATATAAGTGTGAATTCTTTCTGGACAAATTTTCCAATTTATACTGATGCGATTTCTCACAGAAATGTAACAGAGAAAGAAAGTTGTATGAGTCCAAAAATAATAGCTGATATGGTGGAAAACATTGTTTTTAACGAAAATCCAAAAACATTTAGAGGAAATGAAATTATCGATGTGGATTATTTACAAAATACATCAAGATATAAGTTAGGAAATCGAGTTCAAAATTTAGATAGAGTGTTTTTAGATTTTTTGAAACAAAAATCATCCTAAATACTTTAAAATAGTTAGTCCATTATTATTTTTAAATCTTTCATGAATTTGCCAATTTGTATTAGCATTTAAAAATTCTTCAATAGCTGGCCATAATCCTAATTTAATTTCCTCCTCTGGAAATCCTGTTAATTTGGATTGCTCTTGAACATTCATATTTCTTCTAAGGGATTCTCCTTGCCATTCATCCACTGTAGTATCATGTAATATTATGTATTTTTTAGTAATTTTACTAAACTTATCCAATTCTCTTTTTAATTGTCCATAAACATGCCATGTATCAATAAATGTCAAGTCAAAAGTTTCTTCTAAATCTAATTCCAAGTTATTTTTCCAAATATAGTCAACATTTATTTTTAAATTCTTTGTAGCCTGGAGTATCTCATCAACATTACATTCATCAATGTCATTCATTAATAGTTTTTTAACTGGTTTATTATTGTTTAACAAACCATAAACAAAAGCCCATGAACTAATAACACCACGAACTCCTGTTTCAAAAATTGTTTCACATTCCATTGCATATTTAAATAGTGTTCGTAAATGTTGATTAATATCACTAGAATTGATTACAAAATTATTATATTTCATTGCTATATAATCTAAATTGCTTGGTATAATAGCTTTAACAGTATTTAAATTTAGATCAATATTAATTGCCTGGTTTTCATTAAATACATATTTTCCATTCATTCCATCACTGATAAAAAGAAATTTTTCCTGTAAATAAGCTGGATCTCCAAATAATTCATTTTTATCAACAGGAATACTGTAAAATAAACATTTTTTTTGAACTATATCGGTTACATCAATATTATTTTCTGGAGTCCCATATTTAATTTTATATTCATATTCTCCTCCTCCTGCACAATGAGGATACCCATTACCTTTTACTAGGTTTTTAAAATTTTGTTCATGAGAAACTCCAATATTTTCATATATCATATTATCATTAGAAAGATTTTCCAATGCAATAAAAAGTCCATGACACCGTTCTAAATAATCACAAGGTCTATGTTTACTAGGAAAATTATCTTTAATATCTTCCATATAAACTGATAACCATGTCATCATTTTATGAAACATTTCTTTAGGAATTACAAACGTATGAAGCATTATGATACCAAAATTTGCATAAAAATTTTTTTGAATATCTTTTAATGTATAATTAGCATTGAAAAATTTATTATAATGAGATAACGCAGATAATGGAGTATCGTCAGCTAAAGTACTATCCCATTGTAAAATATAATCAATACAAATTCTGCTTGAATAGCCTATAAATAATTTATTTTGAGATTTGGCTTTGTTGATGTTTAAATCTAAATCTGTAAAAAAATTTTCATTTATTTTCATGTCATACTGTAAAAATCCAATATAATCTAAATCCTCGTATAATTTATTCTTAAATAAATGTAGTAGACATGATGTTTGAGCATAACCCTTTTTTTGCCAAATAGGTTCATAAATAGCAAGGTCGTATTCAAACATTACATTGTATTTTTGGGTATTTTCAGTAAATTCTTTTTCTATATTTTCATTTACACCATACATTGTTAACCTCTCATCATTTGTTTCAATTAATTCGTCAAAGACTTTATTATGAAAAATATTATATACTCTTAATTTATTGATAATTTCCATTTATAATAAATATTAATAAATATTTAAATAAGAATGATTTTGTTTTTGGATTTTTTGAAAAACACGAAAAATTGAGAATTGTTATTTTTAATATTCAATAATTAAAAATGTCACATCAGGATTGGACAGAAATAAAATGGGAAAAAAAATCAACTCAGCCATTGGGACTAAAAACTATTGTTTCCAAATCACAAACCGATCAAAGATCTAGAGATCTATTGGATCCAGAAACAATTTCAAAACCTAAAACATGGCCTCGACATTGCCAACAAAATGTACAAAAAACACGATTAAATCAAAAATTAAGTCAAGAAGAATTTGCAAAACGTTTAAACGTGAATTTACAAGTTATTAAAAATTTGGAAAACGGTAAAGGACAATATGATGGACAATTAATTAATAAAATTAATAGAGTTTTTAAAGTTAATATTAATTCTCTTTGATTTTAGTAAAAATAATAAAATTCCAGTAACGCCTAATGTGCGCAAAAGATAACGACGATAGCGATTTTTATATTTTTGTTCATTAAACCAACATAGCGTTTTAATGGTTGGATCTGAGTTTGATAAAAACTTGTCTGTTTCCACAGCTCCTTTTACAACTAAACCTTCAATAGAAGGATCTATGGGGCAATATGAATAAGGAGTATAATATTTTATTTTGTAAAGTTTAATTAATAATTGCCGGTGTATAAAATCTTCAAAAATAGGAAGTGGGGCAGAAAAACAACCATCAATAAAATATTTACCTCTAAATTTGTAAAACAAAAATGGACTGATTAAAAAAGGCATGTTGGAAGAGGCCATAGCCGCATCAGCCAAATCTTCATTACTATAAAATTCTGAAATTATAGTTTTTTTAAAACCATACCAAGTAATTTCTGTGCATGCAATAAACACTTTTCCACTACACTTAATATAAGCGTCTTTTGGTAAGAGTTGTAATATTTCTTTTTTCAAATATTTGAAAAAATTTCGGTTATGATTCAAATTATTATAAATTTCTATAATTTGATTTCCTGAAACTCCACTGGCCATTAATAAAGCGCATATAGATCCCACACTAGAGCCCGCATAGCGTTTTACTGATAATTTCCCCTCTTTTTCCAATCTTTTTATAATTTTATCCGTCCCAATTACAAAAAAACCATAAAAACCTCCTGCACTAACTACTATATCAATTTCTTTAGGAAAAACATATCTTTGGTGCAGTAATTCATCAATTGAAAGACAACGCAGTATTTGTTTTTGCATCCTTAAAAATTACAGTACTATTACTATATATTTTTTATTTTTATTCACAAAAAAATGAACAAGCTATTAAATTTTAGATATCTATAAAATGTTTTTAAGCACGCTATTCAAATTACCTTTCCATTTACAAATAAAAATAATGTCTTTTCATCCACGGTTACCAAGGTTTAATCGTTCTTTTGTGATTATAGCTCATCTCAGTAGAAAATATTGTAAAAAATGTGGGGAATATATAGAAAGATTAAAACATGCCCATGAACCTTTGGCTCGTTATAAAAAAAAAGAATATAAATACATGTCTGTAAATTTGACTTTAACTATAAACTTGTATTATATTAAAAAAACTTGTTACTCGATACCTTTAAAAACTTATTTAGCTTTGTTAGAAAATTGTATTGAACGATTACCTTTTAGAGCGGTATTTTTAAAAACTGGAATCCAAAATTTTTATAGTTTTAAAAATTTTTGTAATTTTAAATCCAAACGAATTATACCAATGATTGACATTTGTCAATTAAATCTTTTTAGAAATCCAAACACTTTTACGATTGTAGAATTTGTAAAAAACAATCCAGAATTTACATTATCACAAGTTTGGAATAGTCGTTGTTTATTTTCATCCACAAGAACTTGGAATTTGATTGATGATACTCAACATTTAAATACAATACAGACAATGATGAGTCAAATTACAATGTATAATGATAATTACATTTATTCTTTTTATAAAAGTGTATTATCCTATGAATGTCTATTGGAAAGTTTTTTGAAAATAAACTCTAAAAAAACAATAAATCTTTTAAACGATTTTTATTTTACAAGAGACATTTACTTTTTACGAGCCATTGAAATAGATTTTAAATGTATTGAACATATTCCTGAAAAAAGATTAGAACGTTTATTTAAAAATAATCGTCGGTTTTTTATTGATTTGTATGAAAAGGAAAAAAATATAAAGGATTATTTTACTTTGGTTAATATTTTAGATGAAACTTTAGGACCAAGACTATTTTTATTATAATTAGAATACAGGATGAAAAAAATAATCAAAAATACAAATAAACCAAATTCCAGCATTCCAGAGTATTCCGGGCTTTTATCAAGAAATTCTGTTTTATTTCCAAAATATAATAATAGACAAGTTAGTAACATGAAACAACTCAGTGTTAAAATATTTACTCCCAAACTTATCATATAAATAAATAATAATACAAGAAAGCCACCCAAAAATGTATTATGATAATTTTTGGTAAACTGATCATTTAGATTTTGATGAATATTATAACCAAACCATAAATCAAATAGTAAAATCAAATTTAGTATTATAATGAATAATCCTAAAAAAGAATTATGAAACTTTAAAAATAAACTAATAGTGATTAAAAACCATAGCAAGTTTAAAAACAAATGATACCAACCCGTGTGTTGATGCATAATTGTATGACGACTCAACGTATGTATTTCTTTTAGCGGTCTTTTGTAATAAAATAATTCTATACATATCCAAGAAAGTAATAAAGTAATACAACATGGTATCAAAATAAAATTACTTAACATTTAATTTTATTTTAATAAAAATGATTTATCGTATTTTTTTATTTTTCTTGATACCTCGAGTTTTTTTTGGATACAACTTGAGAAAAACTTTTTCACAAAACCAATGGACTACCCATCAAAATAAAATTTATTTAAATGGGAATGACGTCAATATAAAAGGAATTACATGGAATGGGTTAAATTCCGATACCATTTCCTTTTCTGGTTTATGGAAACATTCTTTAGAATTTTTTATGGATCAATTAAGATTACAAAACTTTAATACTCTACTCGTTCCTTTTTCGGCCGAATGGTCCTATTACCATCGATTTGCAAGCCCATTTCATAGCGTAATTTCTAATGATTTTGAATGTATCAATAAAACGAGTTTACAAATTTTGGATTTATTTTTTGAAAAAACATTACGAAAAAATTTATTAGTTGTTTTTCAATTAAATCGTTTACATAAAGATTTTTTAACCGATGTTTGGTTTAATGAACCTGAATACAATTCAACTGTTTTTTATGACTCTTGGTTTAATATTTTAGATCGATATAGAAATCAAAAAAATCTTTTCGGTATAGATATATTTAATGAACCCTACGGAAAAGCGAATTACAGAATGGATAGTAATTTTAGTTGGTCTAATTTTTGTCTAGAGTTTTTAGATACAATTCAAGACCGATATCCAGAAAATTCTTGGTTATTTTTTATTCAAGGAATTAATTATGGTCAAAATTATCAAAACAATACATTTAATTTTACAGGAAAATCTTATGAAAATAGAATAATATTTACTCCCCATGTTCAAGATTCTCAATTTCCTAAAACGTTTACACAAAAAACATCAGTAGATACTTTGTTTTTAGAATGGAACTCTAATTTTGGATTTGTAAACCAATCCATCATGGTTACAAAATCTAAAAGCCGATCCACTATTTGGGCCAATTTTTTGATCAATTATTTAAATCAAAAACAAATGAATAATGTTTTTTTATGGGAAATTAATAATGATGAAACAAATGGTATTTTTTTAGAAGATTGGCAATCTTTTGATAACACAAAATTATCCATTATAAATACTCTACAACCGAATCCAACTCATTTTTATCTTAATTAGTTAACTTTGTATAAAATTGCATCATGACAATATAAACAATGATTAAAAGTAAGATATCGTACAATACTCCTTTCCATGACACTGCATGAAACCATCTAGAAAAGAAATTTCGTGATTGAGGTTTATAATAAAAATACAAACAAAAAGAGCCAGAAATTATTAAAGTAACCAAAGTGACGATAACTATTTGAGTAGCATGAGATTCTGTTTTCAAAAGCCAAATAAAAAAGGAGGCAATTAGTAGATAAACAGCAATTAATACAAAATCTAACGATAAATAGGTAAATGCATTTTTATAATAGTATTCTTGTACTAATTCTGTATTTTGAGTAACAAAGCAAGGAAGACGCAAGGCATAAATTACCAACAGACTACATAAACAAAAAGAAAAAATGTAGGAAATGAAAAGTTTAAGATGATTCATTGTGCTTTTTATTTACAAAAATTAAATTTTTCCATTGCTTTATTATTTCTTGTCGTTTTGGTTCCAATTTTAAGCTCAAGAGTCCATTTTCAATACTACATGGGTCTTTAAAAAAATAATATTCTTTGGGAATTTCGTATTTTTCCACCGTGTCGAGGTATTTTAAAATTTCTTTAGAAATATCTGTTTGTGTTGAGTCTGTATAAACAATACAAATATTATGATTGTTACAAATGCTGGGAAACACTATTGCTTGATCGATCAATGGTGATTTCAAAATTAGCGATTCTAAATGAAGAGGATTAATGTATTTTCCATTCGAAAGTTTGTATTCATTTTTAATACGTCCATTAATAAAAAGATAATCATCTTTTAGAAATCCCTTATCACCTGTAGGTAGCCATTGATTTTCTAAAATATGCTTGGTATGTATTATATTATTTTCATCAATATAATCCAAATATCCCAGCATAACGGATGGAGAACGCACTAAAACTTGTCCCTGAGAGTCAATTTTAATTTCTACATTTTGTAATGGTTGTCCTACAGAGCCAATTAGATTATGAGAGGGAGAATTTAAACTAATCATGGGACTTGTTTCTGTCATACCAAATCCTTGATAGATAGGAACGCCAAATCTTTCTTTAAAATGTTCTATATATAATTGGGGACAATAGGAACCTCCAACACTAATCATTTTTATTCGATCTCCAAAAAGATAAAACTTTAACAATGGAGATAAATAAGGTTTATTCCATCGAGATTTGTATATTTTTTCCAACATTTTAGGAACTGTAAATAAAAGGGTTGGTCTATGAAATTTTATTTCTGGAATTGGATTTTTGATATTGGTTGGTAAACGAACATTTGCTCCTTTGCTTAACAAAAATAATAATTCACAAACTAATCCATAACAATGAAACCATGGTAATATCGAAAAGGAACGATCTTTATGTGAAATATAATCTTGATTTAGTTTTTGTATAGATTCTATATTAGAAACGATGTTTTGATGACTCAACACTACACCTTTTGGTTCAGCAGTCGATCCAGAAGTGAATAAAATAAGTGCTGGATCCTTTTCGTCAATCGGTTTGTTAGAAAAAGTCCTTGATTCTTTAAAGGAAATTTGATTATCTTTCATAATTAATTTGGGTTTGACTTTGGTTAAAATAGATTCTTGAAAGTTTTGAGGCACACAGACAACAACTCCTCTAGCTTCCCATGTAGCGATCATTAACCCAACTTGATCTATGGATTTAGTATTGGACTGAATAACGACTCGATCAAAAGGTTGAAATTGAGAGGTTTTAAGAATTTTGGTATAATGCTGAATATTTTCAAAAAGATTACTATAGGTAATATGATTTAAACATGGTCTTGAATAGTGTTTATTAATAGACTTTAATAATAAGCGTGATAAAGGAGTTTTCATTGTTTGATTTTTACCGTGCAAATTTTTAGACCAAAAAATGATTTTTTTTTATTTTTTCTGTCCAAAAAGTAACTTTCAACTTCAAGACAAAACAAGAAATTAACCAAACCTTTGAATCAAATCCAGATTTAAACAAAACCAACAGGAACCCAAAATCATGAGCCAAACCATTAACAACTTTTCCAGCATGAACCTCTCTGACGCCCTTATGCGTGGGCTTGCCTCCAAGGGTTATGAAAAGCCTACTGAAATCCAAGAGTCTGCGACTCCTATTCTCCTTGAAGGACGCGACGTGATCGCCCAAGCTCAGTCGGGAACTGGCAAGACTTGTTCTTTTCTCCTTGGATGTCTCTCCAAGATTGATCCTTCCAAACCCCACGTCCAAGCCGTGATCATTGCCGACTCGCATGAATTGGCCCTTCAAACCACCGCTGAGGCCAAGGCTTTGGGTCAGTTTATGGATGGTTTCAAGACGGCTTGTTTCGTTGGAGGGCGTCACCCAGGCATGGACAAGGAGGACCTCAAGAAAGGAGCTCATCTAGTCGTTGGTACCCCAGGTCGTATTGAACAACTTGTGAGGACCAAGGTCTTGAACCTCGACTCGATCAAGATCTTTATCCTCGACGAGGCCGACAAGATTCTCAACGAGAGGGGCTTCCTAGACACGATGGAGAAAATTCTTACAGAGGTCCCTCAAGGAACTCAGTTTGGAGTCTACAGCGCTACAATGACCTCCAAGATCATCGAAACGGCCAAGGAATTCATGAACGACCCCGCTGAACTCCTACTTCGTCGCAAGGACGTCGTCCTAAGGGGTATCAAGCAGTACTATGTGGAGCTAGACGAAAATGATAAGATGGACACCACCACGGACCTCTGCGAGACTCTCAACAGCGAGGTCATCATTATCTTTTGTAACAAGAAAGAGACGGTCCAGCGTGTCACCCAAACCTTGAAAGATCGTCGGTTCTCGGCCGTTGATGTCCACTCTGATCTTTCTCCCGTTGAAAAAGACAAAGCTCTCTCCTCTTTCAAGGATGGTAGGAGCGGAGTCCTTGTAACCACTGACGCTCTTGCTCGTGGAATCGACGTTCAGCATGTCTCGCTTGTCATCAACTACGACTACCCTAGCGATCACGCTTCTTTCATCCATCGAGTCGGACGGGCTGGACGCTTTGGACGTAAGGGGATGGCTATCAGTCTTTTGGCGAGGAGGGACGATCGCACTCATGACAGCCTCAAGGACTTTTATGATGTTCCTTTCCGCCATCTCCCGAGCAAGATGGAAAATCTTTTTTAAATTTTATTTTGATTAATAAATGTATTATCAGTTATTTTTAATATTTTTTCTGTTTTTTATTTTAAGTTTGATTGTATTTTGTTACAAAAAAATCTATAAAAAAATAGACCATTTTCAAAAAGTGAATTATATTGATCATATTGTTTGGATTAATTTAGATCGATCAGAGTTTCGTCGAGGAGAAATGTTGAAAAAACTACATCCTATTTCAATACCTAAAACTAGAATTCAAGCAGTCGATGGCAAAAATAAATCATTAATGAATAAAATGAAGGAAAATTTAAAATTAAACATTACAGAGTATGAATTTGCTTGTCTTTTGTCTCACATTAAAGCAATTTCTTTTTGTGAATCTTTAGAAGGACAAAATTTTTTAATTGTAGAAGACGATATTTCTTTTAAAAACTTGGAATTTTTTAAAATTTCCTTGAAAGATATAATTTTGAATTCCCCGACTTTTGATATTTTAATGATTTATAAAAATTTATTGATTCCATTACCGTACATGTATACGGATTGGAATGAAGAGTTTGCCAAGGGATGGCATATTTCCGGAGCAGTTGCTTATATTATAAATAAACAAGGTATCAAAAAGATACTACAACAAATTTCGTATAATAAAAAAGAAAACAAATTTACTTACTTTAATCGAAATATAACATTGGCTGATATTTTCTTGTTTAAAAATTGTAAAACAATGATTTTCAAATACAATTTCTTTTCAGTAGAAATAAAAGATTCAACTATTCATACGGATCATTTACCAATCCAAAATCAATGTGTCAATTTTCAACAAAATGAAATTATGAAAAATTTAATAAATAGTAAAATTTAAGATTCCATACTTCTCAACATTTGACGTAGCTTTTTTTGATCATTTCTGTACAAAATACAAGCATCCAAATCAGCTGGAGATTCCAAATTGGGTTCATGAAACAAGTTCATGATACAAAGAAAAATAATTCGTAAATTAAGAACAGGACTCCATAGTTCTGATTGCTGAAAATATCCCGTTTCATCTTGAGTGCTATTTAAAATCGATAAACACACACTACCATCCGAGTAAATATTAGGATGAAAAGTCTTTGTGGTAAATTTAACAACAGGAGGAACAAATGGATAGTTATTAGGAATTGTTACATGACCAAACATAAGATATTCAACCCACGGAGTGTCATTAGGACCAATAATTGTAAAATTAACCTTGGTTGCATCTTCAGGATCTTGTTCAAGTATTACGTTATCTACGGGGTCTTTATTATATTCTCGAAGTTGATTAAAACAAACTTTAAGACTATTGTTCATTTTTTTATAAATTATAATTGAAAAAGAAATCATTTTCAATTTTTAGAAAAAGTGAAAAAAAAATATTTTTACAACTTTCTCACAACTTTTTCACTTACAAGAGCCTTTAACATTATTTTAGAAAAAATCATGGACTTTAAAATTGATACACGCAGGATGGATAAAAAGAATTCAAAAAAAAGTAAAGAATGTAAAATCTACAACCAAAAACACATTAGACTTTTAGAAACTTTGATGAGTAAAAAAAAAATGAAAATTAAAAAATGAATTATTTAAAAATCAAATATAGCAATAACAAATGGTTGAATATAGTTGTGATGTATGTTTGAAAATATTTTCTCAAAAAAGTTCTCTTGAAAAACACAAGAAATGTAAACGTCCTTGTAAAAGAGAAATTACAGTTATTGAAACGGAACGGCCTATCGTAGTCACAGATAAATTAACAATGATTGACTTGTTTGCAGGAACTGGAGCATTTACATTAGCTTTTCAAAATAAAGTAAATATTGTATTTGCAAATGATATGGAGAATCATTCCAAGAAAATTTATGATGCAAACTTTAATCATAAACTTACTCTTCAAAATTTGAATGAAATTAAAAATGAAGATATTCCTGCACATGATATATTAACAGGAGGATTTCCCTGTCAGCCTTTTAGTATTGCAGGTTTTCAAGAGGGTTTCAAGGACGAACGTTCCAATGTATTTTGGAAAATTTTATCTATAATTGATTTTCATGATCCAAAATGCGTTATATTAGAAAACGTAAAAAATCTTGTATCTCACGATGATCATAAAACTTTCAACATTATAAAAACTAATCTTGAAGAAAGAGGTTATTATCTTTGTTACAAGGTTTTAAATACAGCTGACATTACAGGAATTCCCCATCATAGAGAACGTATTTATATTGTTGGAATTAAATGTAAAGAAATATTTGATAAATTTAATTTGGAATTTCCAAAAATTCAAAAGAAAAAAATATCTGAATTTCTTGAAAAAGATGTCCTTTCAAAATATTATTATACTGATAAATCAAGCACATGGGAGCTAGTAAAAAATAATGTAGTTAAAAAAGATACAATCTATCAATATAGAAGGGTATATGTAAGAGAAAATAAAAGTAGCGAATGTCCTACCTTGACAGCAAATATGGGAACAGGAGGACATAATGTTCCAATAATACTTGATGATAAAGGAATTCGCAAACTTACACCTAGAGAATGTTTCAACTTTCAAGGATTTCCATCATCTTATAAATTACCAGAACTAAGTGATTCAAACCTTTATAAACTAGTTGGAAATGCCGTATCTGTTCCAGTTGTTCAGCTTATTGCAAATAGAATTATTTCTTTGTTGAACAAGAGTCAAGTCATTGAATAAACCTTTACTGCATGTTCACTTTTTAGAATGTTGGATAAAAGACGAAGTTCCAAACGTTTTTTGGATTTATAAAGAGTTACTTTTCCATAATCAGGATTTATAAAATTTTTTATTATAATATTTTTAGAGGCTTGTTTATTTTTTACAAATCCTCCTGATACTACTTGATGTATGTTTTCTAAATTTATTTTTAAGCAAATAAGAAAAATATCTTTATCACGTGTTACAAAAATTAAAAGATAACAATCAGCTAAGTTTTTTTCATTTTTAATACATTGAATTTTATTAAAATACCGAATCATGAATAAATTTACTGCTTCTATATCTTTTTGATCCTTGAATAAAGTATCCAAATCAACTCCAGAAGAATTAAAGTTTTGCATTAATGACTTTTCATTAGAACATTTATTTTTCATAATCACACACGCTACATCTATACCTTCATTAAAACTAGTTTTTACATCCATTGCGCAATTTCCACCACCTATTAAGCAACCATTTGAACTTTTAGCTGTAAAATATTCACTAAAATCATCCTCAATAAAAGGAGGTCTATTTGTTTCGCGGTAAAAAGAAACTCGAGATTTCATGTAATCATTTAGTAGTTCAGTAATTTGCGATACATTGATGGAATCAGGAAGTTTACAAAGTTCTAATACTGTTGGATTTATTTCCAAATTTTTATCAATGTTTGAATATGCACATAAAATTAATTCACATGCCTTACTTTCATGGGGTATATTATATTGAGACTGATATTCGTTGATCATTTTTAATAATGATATTAAAAATTTGTCTTTTCATTTTTTATTTAAAAATTACAACAACAAAATTAAATGACAGAAAGACTTTTTGATTCCGCTATTGTAGAAAAATTAAGAGGTTCATTAATTATTGAATATACCTTGGCCAAAAAAGGAGCTAAACAATTAAGAAAACTTTTAGAGGACCATCCTTTTGTCCCTACTTTAGGAGCCTATAACGGCCAACAAGCGGTTCAATACGCAAAAGCAGGAATGGAAGCTATTTATGTTAGTGGATGGCAAGTAGCTGCTTCCAATAATACAAGTGGAGACGTTTATCCCGATCAAAGTTTATATCCTGTAAATTCTGTCCCCAATGTAGTAAAATCAATTAATAATGCGCTTCGCAGAGCGGACCAAATACAAACTCTAGAAAATTCGGGTAAAAAAGACTTTTACTTACCTATAGTTGCCGACGCAGAAGCTGGTTTTGGGGGTGTCTTGAATGCTTATGAATTAATGCTACATATGATTGAAGCAGGAGCCGCTGGAGTCCATTTTGAGGATCAATTATCTAGTGAGAAAAAATGCGGACATTTGGGAGGAAAAGTGCTAATTCCAACTCGTCAAATGGTCAAAATGCTGAGTGCAGCTCGATTAGCCGCTGATGTAGCCAATGTCAATACCGTTTTAATTGCACGAACGGATGCTGAATCCGCAACTCTTATTACCAGTGATATTGATGAACAAGATCAACCATTTATTATTAGAGAACGAACTGTAGAAGGCTTTTTTAAATTTAAAAATGGAATTGAAGCGTGTATTGGTAGAGCTCTTTCTTACGCTCCGTATGTAGATTTAATTTGGTTTGAAACATCGACTCCAAATTTAGAAACCGCTAAACAATTTGCTGAAAGTGTATTACCAAAATATCCTCATTTAAAATTGGCTTATAACTGTAGCCCTAGTTTTAATTGGAGAAAATACTTGACAGAAAAGGAATGTAAAAATTTCCAAATTGAATTGGGGAAATTAGGATACAAGTTTCAATTTGTCACATTGGCCGCTTTTCATTCGTGTAATTTAGCATCTTTTGAATTGGCAAAAGGTTATTTGGAAAATGGAATGTTAAGCTATAGTCAACTACAACAAAAAGAGTTTGAGGTACAGTGTCAAGGTTTTACCACTGTAAAACATCAATCCGAAGTAGGAGTACAATATTTTGATGCGATTACTGGAGCCTTGGGAGAATCTAGCACAACTGCTTTACAACATTCAACGGAAAATGAGCAATTTTAAAGGAATTAAAAAAAGCTAGATAATAAAATAATGTGTTATGATGTCAAAACTTCAATTATATCTTATTCGTCAGGAATGGTTGCCGCAATATTTGCACTTTGTACTCGTCAATACATATTAGGAATGCTAATTTTATTTTATTCACAGATGCAACTTGCCGAGGCTCTAATTTGGAAAGGTATAGACACAAATAATAAATCTCTCAACAAAATAGGAACCTCTTATGGTAAATATTTTTTAGCCAGTCATAATATTGCTATTGGGTTAGGAATTCTTATTAATGCCTATTCTAAAAATAAAAAATTATATTTGAAAGATTATATTCCATTAATAATTGGAATTGTATTTTTCTTGACCATTTTAATTGTTTACAAAACAGTAAAATCTAAAAATGTTACGTATCCGGCAAATAGAGATAGATCTTGTCGTAATAATAATAATAGGCTTATTTGGCCATTTCCCGTCTCATGGTATACAGCAAGCGCAATTATAAGTTTAACTTTAATTATGATTTATATGAAACCATTTTATTCAAAAATATTCGTTATAGGAATACTAACTTTGTTGTTTATTATATCATTTGCATTGTATCCAACCAGTGTAGCAAAATCAAGCTTTTGGTGTTTTATGAGTGCAATAATAGCTCCAATAATTGTTATTATTAATTGTATAATTTTAAGAAATTCGAAATAATTATCGAAAATCAATTTAATTTTGAGAATCTTCTACTAATTTTTGAATATTTTCCAATAATTCTTTGTTTTTGTCCTGGCTTTCTTTTAACTTTAATTCTAAAGTTTCTATCCTTTTTTGGTCCTCTATCGATTTTTTAAATTCTTCTAATACTTTGTATTTTATATTTTGTATTGATAATCGTAATTCGTCAAGAACATAAGGGAATAAAGATTGTTGAATGGGGACATTAAAATTTAGATCTTTAGTAATGTTTGTAATTGTAGAATATTGGTCAATTGTGTTTCTTATTTTGTAGTCAAATTCGATAATGAAATATTGCAGAAACATAATTGCTTGGAATTGTGTTTCAAAGGCAGAAGATTTATGATCTTTATAATTTCCCCAATGACAAGTTTGAGTAACAAATTTTGTTTTGAATTCCAATTTTGGCCTATAAACAATAATAAATTTATTATCCAATATAGATCTTTCTATTTCATGGAAAAATTCACGATTAAAATTATAAGTTTGATTAAGAATTCTATTTTTAACAGATTGATCAACATTTTTATAATATACTTAAATATATCTTTCAAGATCAATTTTTATTTTAAAACCTCTAAGATAGCTCATCATAAAATAAATGGTGTATTTCTATAAGATCTTGATCAACTGGACCTTTTTCCAAAACGGAATGAATTTTGTTACACACAATATTTAATCTTTCCTCGAATGGTGGATCCACTCTTTCTTGATTTGCCCAATAAGGATCTGGATTAATACGAACAAAAATATAATGACCTGAAAAATCTACAAACAAGTCATTATAACGAGAAATTTCATAATTATCAGTATCAGCATATTTTTTATGCTGATTTTCATCAATCTCGATACACAACCAATATAAAACTTGATTTTCCAACAAGACACGTAAATCAATTCTTCGTTTGGTTGCACAACATCCTCCTGAAAAGTCTACGTAAATTGGTTGATCCCAAACCCAGTCAAGATCAGGAAAGCTAAGTATGAGAGCATTTACCCATTTTATTTCATGAGTTTTGGTTCTAATTTCTGCAGTTCGAGGATCATTGGGAAATAAATTAGAAAAACAATGAGTACAATATCCATCATATTTCGTTCGGTAAGGTATTTTTTCACAATCTTCAAACTTACATTTAAGACTAACAACATTGATCATATCAGGTTCTTTGTGAGTAGAACAAAAACGACCATTTTTCTCGCCTGTAAAATTATAATTCGGTCGTGTATTACATCCAGGGTGTTCACACGTTAGATGCTTTACATCAATCATCCCTGATTCCTTGTGTTCATTACAAAAACGACCATTTTTCTCGCCTGGATTATTATAATTCGGTCGTGTATTACATCCAGGGTGTTCACACGTTAGATGCTTTACATCAATCATCCCAGGTTCCTTGTGAATCGTGCAAAAACGACCATTTTTCTCGCCTGGATTATTATAATTCGGTTGTGTTTTACATACAGGGTGTTCACACGTTGGATCCTTTACATTAATCATCCCAGCTTCTTTGTGAGTCGAACAAAAACGACCTTTTTTCTCGCCTACAAAATTATAATTCGGTCTTGTTTTACATCCAGGATGTTCACACGTTGGGCTCTTTACATCAATCATTCCAGCTTCCTTATGATTCGTGCAAAAACGACCTTTTGTCTCACCTGGATTATTATAATTGGGTTGTGTTTTACATCCAGGATGTTCACACGTTGGGCTCTTTACATCAATCATTCCAGCTTCTTTGTGAGTCGAACAAAAACGACCATTTTTCTCGCCTGCAAAATTATAAATCGGTATTATTTTACATCCAGGGTTTTCACACGTTGGACTCTTTACATTGATCATCCCAGGTTCTTTGTGAGTTGAACAAAAACGACCTTTTTTATCGCCTGGAACATTATAGATAGGTATTATTTTACATCCAGGGTTTTCACACGTTGGACTAACAACATTGATCATATCAGGTTCTTTGTGAGTAGAACAAAAACGACCATTTTTCTCGCCTGTAAAATTATAATTCGGTCGTGTATTACATCCAGGGTGTTCACACGTTAGATGCTTTACATTAATCATCCCAGCTTCTTTGTGAGTAGAACAAAAACGACCATTTTTCTCGCCTGTAAAATTATAATTCGGTCGTGTATTACATCCAGGGTGTTCACACGTTAGATGCTTTACATTAATCATCCCAGCTTCTTTGTGAGTCGAACAAAAACGACCATTTTTCTCGCCTGTAAAATTAAAAATCGGTATTATTTTACATCCAGGGTGTTCACACGTTGGGCTCACAACATTGATCATCCCAGGTTCCTTATGACTTGAACAAAAACGACCATTTTTCTCGCCTGTAAAATTAAAAATCGGTATTATTTTACATCCAGGGTGTTCACACGTTGGGCTCACAACATTGATCATCCCAGGTTCCTTATGACTTGAACAAAAACGACCTTTTTTCTCGCCTACAAAATTATAATTCGGTTGTGTTTTACATCCAGGATGTTCACACGTTGGGCTCTTTACATCAATCATTCCAGCTTCTTTGTGAGTCGAACAAAAACGACCATTTTTCTCGCCTGCAAAATTATAAATCGGTATTATTTTACATCCAGGGTTTTCACACGTTGGACTCTTTACATTGATCATCCCAGGTTCTTTGTGAGTCGAACAAAAACGACCATTTTTCTCGCCTGTAAAATTAAAAATCGGTATTATTTTACATCCAGGGTATTCACACGTTGGATCCTTTACATTGATCATATAAGGTTCCTTATGAGTCGAACAAAAACGACCTATTTTTTCCCCTGAAAAATTAAAGCTTGCTTTCTTTATTGTACAAGAGCTAAATTGGCATTTCATTTAAATGTCAATTTATACAATATTTGGTACCATCAATTTTAATTTTTCTATTAATAAAAAATGAAAATATCTATTGGATATGAATTTGAATATCAAGATATGAGTTTTTGCCTAATTAATACAGCCAAAACTATATATAATCCACCGACGAGTAAACCAAAAACATTTTTACAAGAAGATGGAGAAACATTATTACAAGTATCAGGTGATTTTATAGATGCTTTATATGAAAATTCTAGTCAATTACAAACAATTCAAAAAACTTTTTACTCTTCTGTTACAAGTTTTTTAGAAAGTCATAAATTTGCTCCAGACAAGTACAAAATTCAACTTGCTAATGGCGAAGAATTTTGGTTAAAAAATACTAGCGAAAACTATACTTTTAAAAGTGCTTTTAGAAGTGCAGAATTTGATTATTTGTATAAAGAAATATATGAAATTGATAAATATTTAAAAGAAAATGCTCTATTTTCTGATAAAGAAATTAATGAAATGTCTGAATCTATGAAATTATTTCTTATTATTTCTCTTGAATTTGAAAAGGCTCATGAAAAGGTTTTAGAATACGTAAAAAACAATTATAATGGTATTCCTATTCAAAATACTAACTTTCCATTTTATAAATTTGCTTTTCTACCTAAAACAAAAAACCCAGGACATTTATTTTTAGCTAAATATCCAATTGAACAATTTCAAAAATTTTATTTTGCACCTCAATTCACATTGGGAATTCATATAAATGAAACAATAAAAGTATTTAAAGAACTAGCAGACATAACATCAGAACAAGCCAAAACTAATTATTATAAAGTAAAATTTACAAAAATTTATATCGAGACTTTAAACCTTTACTATAATATAATAAAATTGCAACACTCTGAAACCTATGAATTTTTAGAAAATTATATTTTCCTTTTTTTATGGTCTTTTTATCATTTTGGAAATCGAAAATATAACAGTTACATTATTGTAAGACATCGTTTCTCTGATTTTAAATTATTATTTCCAGAAAATGTAATAGAAATGCTTTTCAATTTGTTAAATGATAAACAAAAAACTTATTTTCAATCTATTCATAAACCAGATTTAAGCGAAGAACAAGCTACAATATTACAAAATAATGAACATATCCATTTATATCCATTTCAAGAAAATAGAATATTGATTGAATACAGAATATTTTACGAATGGGAAATTGTACATCTATATTTGAAAGACCTCCAAGTTTTTTGATTTAATTTCCCAAACAACAAAAAAATTTCTAACAATAAATGAACAATATTTTAATTTTTTTGCTCATTGGGTTTATTGTGCTAACTACATTCATATTTTTTATTATCATTAGTATTAAATATCCCAAAAAAATAGATGCTGTCTATACATGGGTTGAATTTGATGACAGCCTGAAAAAAGATTTGGAAGAAGAAAATGCTCCCTACATGAAAGATGATGTAAATTGTAGAGATAGTAAAGGAAATCTTACAGTCTGTATACATCTAAAAGCTAATTACTACGACAATAATGAATTGTTATTTTCTTTACGAAGTTTGGATTTGTATGCTCCATGGTTTCACAAAATATATATCGTAGTTCGAGATGGTCAACGTCCAAAATGGTTAGCAGACAATCCTCGAGTTACGTTAGTAAATCATTCCACCATTATTCCTCCCCAATATTTACCTACATTTAATAGTATGGCAATTGAATCTTTTTTACACAAAATCCCGGGATTATCAGAGTATTTTGTATATTTTAATGATGATATGATTATACTAAATCCAGTTCAAAAAACACATTTTTTTAATATGTGGGGTATTCCAGTCGAATCAAAATGTCATGAAGTGAAAGAACCCTCTCCTCCAGTTAAATTCTATGATGATGGAAAAGAAACAAAGGAAGACATGTTTAATTTTCATCAATTACTTTATTTTAATAATTCAATACTAAATACCTATTTTAAAAAAGAAACTAGATTTCAATCTCAACATATTCCAAATCCCCACCGAAAAAGCTTTATGAATAAATTAGATCGATTTTTAGATCAAATTTATATTGATAGTGATGAATCAGTAAATGAGTTGACAAAAAAAAGTAGAAATCGAAAAAATACCAATATTGCAAGAAATTCATTAATCAAAAAGTATTGGAATAAATATGCTTATGGAGCAGAAGAGCAAATTTTTTCTATGGATTATATTGAGATTAATCATTTAAAATCAGTTGAAATGGACTATATTAAAACATCCAAGGCACAATTTTTATGTATCCAAAATTCAATTGCCTATGGAGATAAAGACGCCAATATAGGAATTCAAGATTATAAAACGTTGAATAAAATTTTAAATGAAAAATTTCCAAACCCATCGTCATTTGAAAAATAATTAATCTATTTTTTCTTACTTATTTTCTTTAATTCTTTATCAATATTCTTGTCAAATTTCTTGTAAAATTTCATACTAGATAAAAAAGCCTTTTTATCCGCTTTAGCCCAATCTTGAAATGATTTTAATGATTCGTAATCGGGATAAAATTCTTGAGTAGTTCCGTAATAATTTTTGCAAGAAAATTTTTGTTGGCTTGGTTTATCAAGACAACCAAGTCCAAAATCTATAATTTTTATATCCAATGTTTCTGGATGAATCATTATATTATTTGCCTTTAGATCTCTATGACTTATTCCATATCTATGTAATTCATCAATTTGATCCAATATTCTATAAAAAATTTCATGAAGCGTATCGATATTTTTACATGTATTTATAAAACTATTCAAGGTTTCATAACCATTTAAATATTCCATAATTAATTGATTTTGCTCTGTTAGCTTAATTCTTTTTACAGATCCAGGTAATCTTTTATTTACTTGGCCTAATAAATCATTTTGATAAAGAATAGCTCCCAAATCATAATTCGATTGTTTTAGAGCAAATTTTTGTCCAGTTTTTTTATCGGTAACTAGCCATACATTTCCAAAACTACCAATTCCTAAAACTTGCTCTTTTTTATAATCACCTTTACCATAAAATAAATTTCTCAAATATTCATACATTTATTAAAAAAATGATTTTTATTTCACAAAACTAACTAGAAACAAAAATATGTATTTTTTGTTTCTTTTAACTTTTTTCTTTAGTATTGGAAATTCATATAATTGTGATTCATCACTATTACAACGAGAAAAAATTTATGAAAAAAGCTTGGTACATTTGGAAAATAATTTTCAAATTCAAAAAGGAGACTTTATCTTTACCAATAAAAGTTTTGGAAATCCTGCGGGAACCTATGGAGTATTCAAGTTTGATAATTTACCCTTGGCTTTAAAATATAAGATTCAAAATATTTCTAGTTTTTTCAGTTTAAATACTACATCTACCGTTATGGGTAAAAAAGATGCATTAGTTTTATACATGTGTACACCACCAATTGGAGATTATTTTAGTTTTGTTAATTACGTTTTGGTAAGATTTAAACTACCTATATTTTGGTTAGCTGCAACTCCTCTTAACGATCCTATTAATAATCTGGTAATGAATACCTCTACCTATAAACCTTATAATTCTTCCGTATTATTTATTTCTACAGGCGATTATAACACTTTTAAAGAAATTAGAGATTCTTTTATAAAAAATGGAGTGGAACCACATTCCATAAATTTTTTACCTATACCTAGTGATACAGTAAAATTTAAAAGTAATATTGTTCCTTGGTTGGTAGATCAAGCGGATTTATTGAATTACCATTTTAGAATATCCTCTTTTGATCATTATAATCCTGATATGATCCAATATTTGAGCACGTCTTGGTCTTATTATTATTTAAAAGCCAAGCCTTCTTTGCGAAGTGATCCTGTTTTTTCTCAACCTTTACGTAATCGAAAAAGCAATCAATCCCAACTTTACTTTCAAGATCAATTAAATCAACTTGTGACGACTACAATTGAAAAATTTTCAAAAACCCATTTAGTCAAACATATGTTTCGACTAACTCACATTGTCCCAGATTTTAATTTGTGTTTATCTAATGCATCCTATCTACCAATTTTTCCTAATTTGCCAACATGGGGAGTAAAGAGTATACCAGGTTTTTGTGATTTTTTTGTTCGAGATTCTCTGTATTCTCTTTATCCAAACATTTATAGTTCTACCGAGATTACTAATGATTTACATTTCTATCAAAATAGAACGTTTGCTGTGTTTGGAATTAATCAAGTTTTGGCTAAACAAGCTGTTTATTCTAATTTATTGTTGACGGTAGCTAGTCATCCTGAAGATCCACAACATACAAGTAATATTTCTGCTACTCAATTGGCTCCCAATAATATATTTTTTGAATATTTTTGGTCAAGAAATTGTTCATTATTTGGAAAATATTGTCAAGAAATAACAGAAAGCAAAATGAATTATACGGATTGGGTTTTTATGGCAGAGAGAAAATATTTAAATCCATCGACAAAAATAGGTCCTGATCCACAAGAAATTTTAGAACCAATTGTTTTAGTTTTGGATCAATACGGTTTTTCACAATAATTCAAGTCTTTTGTTTTTTGAATCGGTTGACGAATTACATGTAAATTTGGATTAGCTTCATAGGTTGGAGCTTGTTGAAAAGGTAATTGTTGTTGCGGTTGGTGCGGTTGTTGAGAATAAACTTGATTTGTAATTATTTCTACATTTGGATTGGGTTCAAAAATTGGAGCTTCTTGAAAAGGTAATTGTTGTTGCAGTTGCTGGGGTTGTTGAGAATAAACCTGATTTGTTATTATTTTTAGATTTGGATTGGGTTCAAAAATTGGAACTTGTTGAAAAGGTAATTGTGATGGTTGTTTTGGTTGCTGTAATTGCTGTGGTTGCTGTGATTGCTGTGGTTGCTGTGGTTGCTGTGAGTAAACTTGAGTGGGTTCAAAAGTTGGAGCTTGTTGTAATTGTAGTGATGGTGGTTGTGGTTGTTGTGGGTGTTGAGAATAATGTAAAAACAAAGGAGCGGTAGATAAAGATTGATATGCTTGAGGATACTGAGAAACTGATGGGGCAGAAAAAACAGGGTTTAAAGATTCAGCTTTCTTAATTTGTTCTAATTCTTTGGGAGGACGGAAAAATTTGGATTGTTTCCAATCAGGATGAGAGTATTTATTAAATTTAATTTTGTTGGAAATGTGCTCCGGAATGACTCTTTTTTGTTCTCCTGATTTTTCCAGTGAGTTATAATGACAAAAGAATATATCATCAGGTTGAATTTCTTTACCTATTCCTGACCAATAATGTACTTTTACTGTATCTGTTTTTTGAACACGGCATATATTTTTATGAGTATCCCAATTTGTACATTTGGGAGCCAAATCATGAATATCAATAATTTTTTTGTCCAAATGAAAAAATCTGGATTCGTATTTAATTTCTTTCAAAACAATATTTGATACATCTTTAGGAATTGTTTGTAAATGCTTTGCAATATTAAAATCTGGACAAACCAAATATTCATCCGTATCAATTACAGCTAACCATTCTACTTTTTTATTTTTTTTCAAATTTTCTAGACAATCAGTAATAGCCTCTATTTGGTTATATAAAACATTTCCATTTTCATCTTGAGGAGACCAATCAATAAAAAATACTTTTCCTTTATAAGTTTGCTTCAACTCTTCTAAAATATAATTTATTTCTTGAGAGGTAAGAATAATATTATCATAATTTATACCATATTTGTTTGTTTTTCCTGGGATTAATTTAGGATTTGGATTGTCAAAACCGGATTTGACATTGACTTTTGAATTATCATACAAGTAAAAATAATCGACTCCTAAAAATATGTGATAATCTATCCATTCTTGTAAGAACAATATATTTTCTTTGGCAATAAATACAGACTGAATCGCTATTTTTTTGCTTTTTGGTTGTTTATGTCGTAAATAAACAAGAATAATAAAAACCAAAGTAATAAAAATTAAGATAAATTCAAATATTGTCATACTTTTCTTTTATAAATTTAAAAATGAAAAAATGAATTTATTTTTTTTCCAAAAAGTTTATTTAAATGTCTCAAATGGATTCTATGAATCCCATGGATCCTATACCTGCGTTGAATCAAATAGATTTTAAGAATCAAATAGATACAATGAATAATATTTTTAAAAATTCCATTCATAAGAGTATTAAAAAATCAAATCTGGCGAATTTAAAAAAATTGGCCATGAATTTAAAAATTTCGATGAAAAATGAATTGGATAAAAATAAAGTCAAGCATATTTTAATTCAAGAAATTCAAACGAAATTAAATGCACTTTCTAATCAAGAAATTTTAGATAATATCAAAGAAACAAATATTAGTTTTATTGAAATTCGAGTCAAAGATTTATTATCAAATAATATTAATATTGATACTCTTATAAATACAGGAATTTGTCTTGATTTGAAAGTATTTTTTGAAAATAATCCAAGTTTAAAAAATAAATTTAATAATACGTGTGATTTGATTCAAAAAAATACAACGGTTACATCAAACAACTGTCAATCAATTGAATGTCAAGGATTGTATATTTTAACCATTCATAAAAATGAAACGGATTACATAGTTAAATTTGGAGCATTTGCAGAAAGTCAAGGTATGTCAAAACGTATTGCTAGTTTTGGAGGAGGAAACTATGAAACAGGTTCAGCAACAAATCAATGGTTTCAAGCTTTTATAAAAAAAGCATTTGGTGAAGGATATACAAGTAAATTTACTTATTATAATCATGTTCAAGATAAAATAAATATTAATGACTTGGATTGCCAAGATAAGCTAGTTACGCCTTTTGTAATTCGATCTTTAGAAACTCAGTTATTTCAAAAGTATTATAAATCTAATAACAATATTGGCCCGATATTTGGATCTAATTGTTACAAAACTTAGAAACTGAAAATATTTTAATTATTAATTTTACAAACTAAATTAATAATGGATACGGTTCTACTATTATACTCTAATGATTTAAAGGATCAAGCAACATATTTGGCTTCAAAAACTGAAAATGAATCTGTAAAAATATTTCAGTCATCTTTGTTAGATTTTATAGAACCTTTACACGAACCAATTTATAAAATAGTATTACTAGCCAAAGAAAATAGTACAGAAAATGTTTTAAAAATGATTTATGATTCTTTACAACCCGACGGACAACTTTTTATTTTAGTTCACAATTTTACATCTATAAAAAACGAGCTTCTAATGACTGGTTTTGTGGAGATTGAGGAATTAAAAGACTCCATCGTGGCAAAACGACCTCGTTGGGAAATTGGAGAAACCGCTTCTCTAAAGACATGGAAACTTGAGATGGATGATGATGATGAATTAATTGACCAAGAGACATTGTTAGATACACCTACTATACCTATACCTATACCTAGACCAAAAATTTCCAAGGTTGAGAAAAAACGCTGTAAGAATTGCACTTGTGGGAAATTAGAAATAGAACTAAAGTCAAGCTCCTGTGGTAATTGTTACAAAGGAGATGCTTTTCGTTGTACGGGGTGCCCTTTTCTTGGTAAACCATCCTTTAAACAAGGTATGGAAACAGTTGTTCTTGACCTTTAAATATTTTCACAAATATAATTTATCTCCTCATTGGTAATATTAAAATGATTGTAAATTTCTTGATGATTTCCTGTATATTCAATACCAGGCTTGGGAAAATTTTGTAATATACGAATATTATTAAAATTACCCCAA